TTATTCCGGCGCAACCGGCCACTTATCAGGAACGGTCGATGTGTCTACCGCTTCCAGTAAATCCAGATAATCCAGCCACAAATTATACTGCGCTTTTTCTGAGACCTTTAGTCGCCCCATTGCCGCTTTACCGGGCCACTGCTTACTATTCATATAATCATTAGCGTCGGCAATACGGCTTTGTTTTTCCGCTTCAGCCATTGCTAACAACTGGTCGTCAGATGGGGGTGGAATGTCTCCCCAGGCTGGATAACCGTCCTTCCCCGGTACACGTATTTTTCCCGGCTCTGGGTTCTGAAATGAAGCAAACAAATCCTCATCTACTTCGACGCCACTTTTCGGCCACATCCCAGCGGCATCATAGTCCTCTTGCATAGCAAGGGGATAAAATGCGTTGGTTACTGCGTCATATAAATATTTCATATTATTTTCCTATTGCTATCCAGTGGGCACCAGCCCCCGTGACACTACCCTGACGCGACGATGCGAGATAAAAACCAGTGTTACCTATCTTGCTTGTTGAGAAGGCCGGGCAGTCTGCCGGGCTGGTTGGCGAATCGAAAGAACACGTAACGCGAAAATCAGCAGTAAAAGGTATCGGGAAGTTAACTGATGTTGGGTAACCAGCAGAGCCTGAAATGTTAGTACCAAACTGGATGATTGTGCCGTCAGGAAATTTCATCCAGCCGGGGCCAGAGGTGAACGATGCCATGCTAGGCACCTGTCCGGTACCAGTACCAATATTAGCTTTTGATGCTGTACCAAGCCCCAGCGCTGTAATTGTCGAGTTAAGCTGAACTAGATTTACCGCGTGGTTGTTTGCTGTCGCATTAGCGACTGAAAATACCTGCGTGGATAATCCGATCAGAGCTGCAGAGGCAATATTCGCCCGTGCGGTATTCTGAGCCTGAGTTCCCTCCGCAGATATTTCCGAAAAATAATTCGCTGACTGTAAAAATAATTTGTTAAGTGCTGTCAGTAGCTGAGTTCTTTTGGACTTATCAAGTGCCACACCCGTGGATTCAATCACTCCCGCCAGTTCTTCCTGAATAGCATCAAAATAATCATCATCCAAAGCGGTAGCCGGTACGCCGGTTTGTGGGTTGCCACGGGTGAAGCCGTTTTTGCCAGCGCCAAATTTATCAACCTGGGCGGTTGGGGTATCAATACGATGCATAAAGGGTTACTCCGGGTATAAGAAAGTCACATAGGTGTGCGAAGGACAAAGTTTGTTGATGACACATTCAGCGGTGGTATCACCCCACGTTCTCAGACTGGCAGTACAAACTGAGGTGCAGGTCATGTCAGTTATCTGCGTGACGGTTGGCATATTGACCTGCCACCAGTAGCGCCACTCTTCTGAATAAAGCGAATCAATACAGGTCGAGGTGCAACGAAAAACATCACTTTCAAACTGGGTGATAGTGGCATCTGAATAGCCCAGCGCCACCAGTTGTGCCAGATAGAACGACTTGTTAATTCCACCTGTGATATTAATTTTTGCATCAAGCCGCTGCTGCCTCTGGGCCAAAGTCTGCACGCCTGCTGGCGCACAGGAATCAGGTAAGCCAGTGAGTTGCTCGTAGCGGTCGATCAGTTCGGTGGTGGTGCGCGGGTCAATCTCCGTCATCAGACTGTCCCCGCGCTGATGTACGCGGGAATATGACTGAGCCAACCCCAACAGTAGGGGGTCATCACCCTCCCATGCCGGGCCGCGTGGCAGAAGATTTGTTAGTAGCTGGGCATAGCCATCTGTTAGGTCCACGTAAAATCTCCCACGATAGGCAGTTCTGTTGCAGCCAAATCGATATCATCGGTCGGACTCACCAGAACATGCTTATATTCCCCTGTGGCGATACTGATCGCCTCATTGATGCGCGATTGATTCAGTGTTCCACCTGGTACCCCATCACGCAGAAACATGGCGCGAAGTTCGGCTATGACGGCATAGCGAACTTCAGGTGTATCGGGAGTGAGGCGAATATGGAACGGCACCACTTTTGCTACAGGCGTAAGGATATAGAGACTGGCTCCGGCCACTGGAGCCAATGGTAAAATATGCTCGCGCGTAGCTGTTACCACTGCATTATCCGGTATTGGATTTTCCAGATTGCTGTTGGCTACCATGATGCCAACCGTACCGGTACCCATCCAGTGGCGGTAAGTCCATGCGCGGGTAACGCCAGGCACTTCTTTAGCCCAGATAATGTAATCACCGTCAGCGCCACCCTGCGGAGTGTAATACCATCTCTCAATTATTCGCGCCCGCCACTCTTCTACCAACTCAACATCAGTACCCCCCTCAATGCCGTCAGCAGCAGCAGATGATGGCAACCCATTAATGGGTTGAGTCAGTACCATACCAATACCATCATCGGTATTCCCCAAAGTACCAGCGACGGAACAAATCACCGGCACCCGCAGAACACCCGCAACAGACGTTGCCGCTGCCGTGGTGGTGTACTCCTGCAAATCATCACGCTGAACAATTCTGCCGGCAGGAACTTCAATGTCGTTAGTTACCCCCTCCCAACGCACAAAACCGGTCGCAGTTGATGGTTCTTTGCGTGGGCAGCGTTTCATATTGCCGTGTCGCGCTAGCCAATCCTCATCACACTGATCTGGTAACAGGTTGCGGGCTAGATAGTCGATATAACCATAAACGGTATGCACCGCCGCCGCATGCACCCGACTGTATACCTCGGTGTCGGTACGGCGAAGAACGGCATCAGTTTGGAATCGAGAATTAAGGTCACTGCGGATTTGGGTAATGAGTTGGGGAAGTGTCGGGCGGTTAAATCCGCTGTCAGCCATTGAGTGCACTCCATAAATCATCGAAGGTAATTAACTGAGAACTGCCATCGTTACGGTACAGCGTTATTTCAGCAGTCAGTATTTCGGTACCGCGCCGCTGCACGTTGATGGTTATTCGTGAAACTACGCCGTCGTCTTTTAGCCAGGCCAATGCCTGCTCCAGATAACCTCGCGCCAGTTCAACTGTTTTACTGGTCAGTGTGGTGCGTTGGAGCAAGTACAAACGGGATCCAATACGGTCATTTTGTATTGTGGGATAGCTATCACCCCACCACCCCATGGGCTGCTCCGAATCATCATCGGGATCAGCGCGGCGCCAGGTAAAAAGAGAAATAATCACCGCGCGGGTTAGGCTATCCGTTGGGGTGGAAACTGATTGTTGTTGGCCGTTCACCATCAGGATCATGGTTTACTCCATCTTCTGGTTAGGCTTATCGGTGTTCGGCTCACCATGTGGGTGAGTGTGCGAGTTGAACTGACCGCGCATATCCGCCATGGTGCCAGTTTTATCTTTAACATCAGCCTCAGACTCAATGTTACCGACTGCTTTTATCACACCTGTAGCTTCGATAAGCGGGGTATTGAATACCGCTTTTTCCTCCGCATTAACAATGTACTTCTTCGTGTTCACCTCTATTTTGTTGCCGCGCTTGAGAATAATGCTGTCACCTTCGTCGCTGTAAATGGCAACCTCGCCATCTTTTAACCCTTTAATCCGGTACCGACGATCAGCCACCACCAACACTACGCCGTGAGAACGGTCACCATCGGGGAAAGCGGCAAATGCTTCCGCGCCAGTATGGGCAGCGCTGGTGAATCCATAAGGTTCCAGATGTTCGATGTTGTCTTTTAACTCATCCGCTATCATCTGAATTTGCAGCATCTGATTTTTACTGCTGGAATCAAGACGGCGAACTACCGCGCGCACCAACATATTGGATATCCCGCGCTGCAAACCCGCGAATAATCTACTCATTAGAATTCGTCCTCTTCGGCTTTCTTGCGTCGTTTGTTGGGGTTAGGGGGTTTTGGTAGATAGGCATCAGGCGGCCCAACACGTAGCTGGGTGATGGTTCCCTGCTCGTTTTTGCTGTAAGTCACCTCCGCTATCAGCATTTCGCGGTTGTTAAACCCCAGCACCGGATCAAACACCGTGACCAGTTGATTGGGTGACCATAAATCACCGTTCCCCTGCCGCCAGCCCTGCACCGTATAAGTTACTTCATCAGTACGTGCTGCACGCCGTAGCATCTCAAACTGACTGCGTTCAATCACCGTGGTGCCAGTAGCATTACCGCTCTGCTTGATAACCATGGGACGATAGCGACTTACCCCACCGTCTACCGTTTTAGCCCGGATCGCATTAGTCGTTGCCGCGCCGAAATCGTCATCATTCCCCGACCGCTGGCCAGCGACTACGTATTCAGAAAAACGGTCTTTAATGCTCTGTTCCGTGTCGCAGGAGATAATATTTTCACCCAGTACCAAGGCAGTGACGGTACGTGAAGCGCCCACAGGACCAATGACCAACGCGCCGGATGGATTGTCATAGGCCAGCACTTGCTGAATGCCCATCATTTTATCGAGCACATCCACCACAGTTTCGCCGTAATCAACCTGCAACCCCTGCATGGGCGTATTTTCGACGCCAGCATTAACTACGGACACACCAAATGGCGCGGCAAGTTGGGTCGCTATCTGGACAAAAGAGCGCCCGGTAAATTGTGTTATCAGTGCGGCGCAGTCGATCAAGTCTTCTGTTTTACTGCGACCAACAATGCCTACCGATACTGAGCGGGCGTCATACCGTACCGGTGTGGCATCAATATAGCCGGTGACCACCAAGTCAGTGCCGATCAACACTGTGACCTGATTGCCCTTTTTCACTCGCGGCTGGAGGTGTCCAGCCTCTTCACTACCAGGCCATTGACGAGTGATTTCTACATTAAAGTCGCGGGCCAATCGCTCGATACCTGCTGAGATAGAGACAGAGGTCCACCCTACCCACTCGCGGCCATTTACCCGTAGCGTGACATCATTATTCATCGAATGGGTACCCGTAGTGTTTTAACCGGCACGAAGCCGGGATGGGTGATTTGGTTGCGACCGATAATGTCAGTTTCACGCGCGGCTGAGTCATACCAATCAGCCGCCAGCACCAGCGCGGGCAGCACTTCATCTGGCGTTCGAAAGGTGGTTTTTTCTATCTGCTCGAGCCGCATGCTGATATCGCGATTCACATCGGCTCGAACGATATTGATAGCCAGGAACAAAGCATCATCCGTCACCCGTAGCAACTCCTGATCAATGGCTGTATTCAATGTGTCGCGGATCTCAGTTAATGACTCATAAGTCACTGGCGGGATAACGGCTACAGCGTCGCTGAGAGACGTTACCGCCGGATGAGTAACTAGCGGCAGTTGTGCTTGTGGGGTTACTGTTGCTGTCAATGGCGGACGGGTCTGCGGTAAATCAGACACGCTCTGTGCGGCTTCAGTCAGTGCAGTGGTACGGATGGCCTGAGCAACCACGTTTCGCTGTGCGGTTTGGGTCTGGATGGTCTTACTGTCCGTTTTCCATACCCCATGTGGAGCCAGATCCCGACCGACAGTAAACCCGCTCAGCCCCTTAATTTTGTTGATAATGTCGTCACTGTTACCCAGCAAACTATTACCAGACCGCCACATACGTTGCAGCCGGTTAACGAAATTCATGCCGGAACTGGGTGGCATCAGCAGCACCGACAGATCACCATCCAACAATCGTCCCGCATCAGATATGGCAGAATTCACACCGTCAAAGGTTTTAATAGCGGTGTTCATCATGTCGCTGGCATCGCTGATAACACCGTTCTGGATAAAGTCGGCCATACCATCCAGCCCGAAATCCTTCCCAAACGCATCAGTGACACAATCGGTCATGGCATCACAGGAGGAAACCAGCTTCTGGCCAGTGGCAACACCAGAGGTGGGAAAAGAGAGCTCACCGGCTTCAACAAAGTTAAAACTTATGGTGCACATGCGACCATCTGATGCGCTATGGCTTACCCTTATCTCACCGTCTATACAGACATTTAGTTCACCGTACTGCGGGTGAATCAGTTTCCCTGGTCCGGCCTGATTAATGGCAGTGATCAGTTGATCGCGCTGCGCCTGGTAATCGTCACCAATCAGATAGGCAGAAATGGTATCGCGCCGCGTCACCCGCCCCAGATCTTCCGAGTAAGGTTTATCGCGGTTGGGGTATTCGTGGGTTTGTGTCCGGCGCCCGAAAGTGGCCTCATCATCCTGCGTTTTAAATGGCACACCACGAAACGAGGCCGGTAATAGCTTATCTTTCCAGCTCATACATTCTCCGGGCATAAAAAAACCCACCGAAGTGGGTTATATTCTGATTAACTCGATTAAAACTTCATGTTCTTTGCTTGCAGCTGTTCAAACTCTTTTGACTTGGTGGTAGCCATAAATTTCCGCCCATCCACCAGCTCCACTATAAATGTAATATCCTTACCATTTCCACCAATAATAGCGCCCGCGATGAGGCCTGCTGGGCCTAATAAGGCACCGCCAACAACGCCCCATCCAATAGAGCCGCCTATTTTTTTAACACTATCTTCTGATGCCACTTCTATCTTTGCAATATCAACAGCCTTAACCCGATTACCAATCGGCTGATACCACTTATCCCTAATAAATAAGTGTCCCAATATAAGATTGATACCACCATGTTTAAAATTTGCTGCGTGCATTCTTAACTCTGGCATTTTCCACTCAACCTCACGTAATATTAAAGTCCATCAACATACTTTAAACTTAAATAAAACTATTCTCTTTTAAATAGCTTTGTTAAAAATGAAATAATGGTTGACGATAGAGGTGTATATAATGTTTTTTGTTCAATAACCTTCTCATTATTCCTGTTTATTCTATCTTGCTTCCGTTGCTCAGCGATGTCCTTTAATGTTCGATTAACATCACTTTTAGTCCAATCTGTTTGAATGCGAATATTTACACATGGCCTAGCTACCGAGGAATACTCAGGGAACCAAACCCGAGTTATTTTTTGCTGAAGAATATTTCCACCATTCTTTAGCATCGGAGAAATCTCTTTAGCCAGATCTCTATCAACAAAACCTATCATTTCATCATCGAAACCAGAGCGTCCAGACTTTGATATGTAAATACCAACTGCATTTCTATCATGCTTGTTACCTCCATGCCGCCTAAACGATACCTCGATACCAGATAAATCGTCAGATAATCGATCGGCAACGATTTCAGATCTAGGTGTGCCATCTTGTTTTTTATGCGCTATACCCGCCACATCAATAAAGTATTCCATAATAAAAGCTCGGGATATCAATTTCTAGATGAAAATCGATTGTAGCCCACATCATACCCGATACCAAACCCTGGCTGATTGCTTTGGGTGTTGGCAACATTCATGCCCGGCGGGGCGTTTTCAAACTTAACCGTCATTTCTCCATTAAGTTTTTGCTGGCTTTGGCTGGATAGTAGGTAATTATTGGATTGCGGTGATAATCCCTGCGTAGCGGGTTGTCCGCTATTCTCGTCGCCAAAAACATAATCCCAGCCATCGTTTGCCCACCCTTTCACTTTATTTATCGCATTAAGGATTGGCTCAATATAAACGCTGACACGCTCCCACATATCTTTAAACCAGCCAACTATCGGCTCCCAATTTTCAATAATAATACCTAGTGGGTGGTAGTTGAAAAATAGGTCTTTGACAAATTGCCAGCCTGTGGCACTGCACTCTTTGATAAATTCCCACGCAGTACTAAACCAGCCAGTAATTGAACCCCACATATCTTTAAACCACGGCCCTAAGGTCCCCCAGTTAGCCAGTATTAACCCTGCCCCCATCGCTACAATACGAATAATCATACCAATAGGACTCATGCCGATAGTTTTACTTATCAGTCCGAGAGCAATATTCACACCCAGCATACTCAACTTCAGGACAACAAACCCAGCAGCAAGGCCAATGGCTCCACGGATAACCTCAGGGTTGGTGGCGGCAAAGTCGCTGAACCGCTCGGCTAAATCCCCCAGCCAAGTCACTACATTTTTAGCATCGCCAGCAAACGCCCCGCCGATAGCAGCTAGCCCGTTTACTGCGGTGCCGGTCATCGCCTCCCATAAGTTAGTAAGCGTGCCAAGCTGAGCATCAACTCGCTGCTGCAACGTCGCCTGTTTATTCATCCGCTGCAATACTTCGTCGTAACCTTTTTTACCTTTAGTAATAAGGGCATCTACGACTTGTAGTGTCTCGGCATCATCACCAAATATTTGCTTAATGATGGTGGTTTTTTGCTTTGTAGTCAGTGACTGTAATTTCTGGAGTTGGGTAAACATATTATCCAGACCGCCAAACTCCCCCTTACCATCGGTAAAATCGAGCTTAATGCCTTTTTTACCCAGTAACTTATTGGCGGCATTCATCTTCTTGCCATCAAAACCCGCCTGAAATACTTTACGCAGCGCATTACCCGACGCCTCACCCTGCATACCCATCTGATCCATCATGACCGAGATCGGGGCTAATGCTCTGGCGGCAGTGAGTCCATCCTTACTTACCATCTTCAATACAGAACTGGTCTTACCGAAGAACGCCAGCATATTGGTATCATCCACCCCCATATAAAAGGCTTTTTGGATGGTATCAAACAGCCCCATCATGTCATTAGAAGCGGTCCCTGTAGCATCCTGCATTTTTGCCGCGAACTCGGCGGCGGCCTCAGGTGTTTTCTTCAACTGTACAGCCAAATAAGCAGAAGCTTCTCCCACCCCACTTAATATATTAGTGGCGGGAATACCTTGCCTGACCAGCATCTGCATCATGTTTTGAAAATCGGCAGTCGTGCCGGGCAATTTATTACCCAACCCGACTGCCAGTTTATTGATCTTCTCGAATTCGATACCGACAGATCCACCAGCATCCATCATGGCAACTTTTAAGCCTGTTGCTGCATCCTCCTGTTTTGCAAAGGCAACACCAGCCCCCGCCAAACCAGCAACCAATCCTGCCGCTAATGGCATTGCGCCCGCTGAGCTTTTATCAAGGTTGCGGCGAAATGAACGCATGTTCTTCTGAATTCGGCCTAAAGCCGGAGACAGTTTATCAACACCTGTTATGAGTGCTTTTAGCTGGAAACTATCCGCCATTATTTTTTATCTCCTGCTCTATGCGGATAGCCTGTTTCTCCAATAAATCGAGGGAAGAAAATGACTGATCAAGCATTTCTATTGGATTAATGCCCCAGTATTTGGCGCAATTAAAATAGCGGGCGACAAGATCATTAGGCGTTAACTGCCGAGGAAAAAACGCGCCACCGCCCAGCCTGCAAGATTTAAATCGGCCGGAGACATTGAATCCACTGCACTGGGTGGGATGTTGCCAAGTCGAGTGATGTATTTGCATATTGCAGCAGATAATAATTTTACTGACTCATCAGGATTGAGCTGATAGGGATATCCGATTTCACGAACATCCTTACCCGTAGGATCTCTCATCTCAATCTCTGTAATTTCTTCGCCATGTGCGGTAATCGGTACTGTTAATGTCAGTTTCATTGGTAAAAGCCCTCTTGCCCGTGAAATTCCATATCTACCGTGCCCTCTTCAGCATTGTGGTTAGACTCACTGTGCTGCCAAGATTCAGAAAGTACATAAACCATGCCATTCGCTAACTCTGCGGTAATGGTCATGGCATCAGAGGTTGTCAGCTTGCTGGTAGGAAAATTGGATTCAACTTTAAAAGTACCTTTGATATAGGGGGCCCTGTGGGTTTCTTTATAGTGCACCGAGCCATCCATACCGATAACATCATCTTTCACTGCTGTGTTCATTGGCACCTCAATGCCACCGGACAGCGATAATTGCTGTCCGTCGACTTTGAAATAGCAAGTGCCGCCAATTCGTTTACTCGTCATTTAGACCACCTCTTCGCTATATTGCAGACGGAACTGATTAAGCACCGCGAACACTCGCAGTTGGTTGATGTAATCAGGTGGGAACAGCACATCAAGCCGGTTTGCGTTATCAGCATTACGTTCGACGATCAGGTATTGCTTGAACAGGTCAAAGTTCTCAACAATGCCCGCGCGCTCCAGTTGGCGGTAAACGGATAACATTTCGCCCTTAATGACATTCGGCGTAACAATCGCCTGACCGGCCCCGAAACGAGTGCCATCGTTCGCCAGCTTATGCCGTGGATATTTGCTGGTGATAACCGACTTCAATCGGCGCAACACATAGGCGCTGGTATGCAGCGTCTCACTATCAAGGAAACTGTTATCGGCGTTGCCGTAGGTATTTTTCTGATAAGTGGTGATATCGCGTTGAATACGCAACACCCCGCCCTCTCTGTAAGCCGTGGCGATGCCATGGGTTAACAGCGATTGTTGCTCTGACAGAATGAAACGTGTACCCACTGGAGCTGGTAATGCGCCATTCAGCAAGCCGGTTTGCGTAGGTCGTGCCGGATCATTGCGGATAAACACCGAATTACGCGCGGTTCGTGCTGCAATCAGCTCATCCGTTGCCATCTGTACGCCGGTTTCATACCCGGCAATAGTCAGATGTGGGTCGTTGAACGTGGCACCAAAAGCCACCAGATCCGACAAATCACCCACTTTCGCGGTATACACATGGCCGTATAACTGCCGCGACCAGCTCCAGCGGCCGGTATCGTCGTTCATCTCTTTGCCGATGGTGTCCAGTGATGCTGAGTCATTGAACGGGAAAGCGATAAAGTCAAATAGCTCATCACCCAGGGTGGCAATAGTCGCTGACAGGTCCGGAGCGCCAGCACCGCCAGCTATCGGAACAATGGCCACATTCACACCCGATGGATTCTGCTCACCACCGACAGTACCGCGATAATTCAGACTGATTGGCAAACCGTTACCAGTAAGCCCGCTGTTTTTGGCTGTAAGAGTAACGACGCCCGCCGCCGCAACTGCGGTAACCGGCAAATCAAGCAGAGCATTAACCGCCGCAGCGATGCTGGCACCAATAATTGCCGGAGTATCCAGCGCAGTAACCACGACTTGAACTCGGATAGAGCCGATATAAATCGACAATGTGCCGGAGGCTTGCGCGGTACCGGTGACAGTGAGTTTGCCGGTTGCTGGAGTGCTCGCTACTTCAGGGACAGCAACCACCCACAACTCACCAAAGGGATCGACAGCACGGTATGCGGTCACCATTCGGGCTAGCTGGCTACCCCGTCCGGCCACCTGCCCCGCCCGATCTGCCGACGGCATAATGACGAGCGTATTCTTTTCAATCGAACTGGTTGCCAGCGCGTGGGCGATAATGAGCGAAGGCCCACTGTCTTGTGCCGTATTTGCCGCGCTATTATCCATTTCGGCAAAGAACAACGGCACCCGTAAATCATTAGGGATGTTGTTAAAGCTGATCATTGTTTTTTGGCCTTCTGCTCAGGTTGAACGATGGGTGCCGGTGGTGCGTTTTCTTCGGGTTCTGCGGCCTTTACGGTCACTTCTCCTGTCGCTAACCGGCGGTGCCAGTAAATATTTTCATCGACGTTTCGACCCTCTGCGGGCAAAAAGTCACCTCTAACCGGGTCAGGAACTGACCGGCCATCTTTGGGGATCACATGCATAAGGGGTTACTCGTCGTTAAGGGGGATGTTTAACTTGTGTTCAATGGTGCCGTCAGGGGTCATAAAATCGACATCCACCATGATTCTCTCCAGTTCTTCAAGTTGCTGAAGGTCGTCCCACTGATGGGTATCTTCGACTGTGATATCCCGCGTGGCTGAGAAATCATATTGGTAATAAAGATGAGCGCGGTTCATATCCAGCAGGTTGCCACCGTCATACTGAATCGGGTCATAGCAAGATTCTGGTTCCCAACCTAACAGTGCTTTAAACAACTCAGCACGGATGTTATCGACGGCATCAAACGCAGCCTTTTGCCCACGCTGATCAGGTGTGTTATCCAGCACCGCAATCACAGCAAAACCATCAGTGAGATCCTGCCAGTAGTCAGTTTTTGACTTTTGTTCACCGACATTATCATCCAGCGGAATTACCCAGGCTGTAGGTAGTTTCATCTTTGTAACTTCAGGAATAGGCTTGTATTCAGCCGCCCCAGATACTCGATCTTCAAATGATGGACAACGCAATCGAAGTGCGGCAATAACTAATGAAAGTTTCATTTTTTAACGGGCCTCACTGAGCTTTGCAACGCTTCAAACAACACACGCTGAATCCACGCCTGCCGGTTGAATAGAGCCTGCTCCATAAAGTTTTTACGGGGTTTGATTTTCCAGCCATCCCCACCAGCACCACCGCGACGGTGATTTTTATTGCGACGAGCGCCCTGTTTAACACCATAAAACAGGAAAGCAGGATAGAACGCGCCCTCAATAGGACGTGAGCCTTTGCCGCCTTTCTGGTTTGGAGCTATTCGGACGAGAAATCCGGGGCGGTTTGCTGTTGCAGTGGGTACGCGATAACCAATGGATTTAGCCAGCCGACCTGTACGGTAGCCTGGAGATTCTCCTGCTTTCGATATTGCCCGCCGTGCCACTAACCGACGCGATTCACGCAGAACATTCTGGCCGACACTAACAAATGCCCGTCGTACCCTCGCCTTGTTAAAGGTGATTTCGGTTTCTTTATCAAAATCGACGTGCAGATAAAGACCACTGGTAGAGTTCTCAATCGCCATTAATGCCCCTCCCCAATAACTTCCACAGCACCCAGCTCTTCAGCGGTTATAACTAAAAAGCGGCTGGCTTCATTCAGGTTCGTGGTTCCTTTGACTCGATAAACCATTTTATTGATCACCACCTCATCATCCGTGGTAACGCCAGTTCGGTAGCGGATAACAATGCGGTGAGTAATGGCAACATCAATCTGTACCGAGCCGATACGGACAGAATCACCAATGGCTGACAGCTTTGCCCAGGTATCGAACTTATTGTGATAAACGGTATCAACACCCATATGACCGTTGCCGGGAACATCTTCGCGGGTGCGGAACTGGGCGCGCTTATTCATTTCACCGGGGGCCGGTGGCCGATAAGTGGCGTTGATTTCAGTGAAGCGGCGTTGAGTCATGGGCTAAACCTGTAGGAACCGACCAGAAAATAAAAACTCATCGGCACTTCTGACTGTTCGTAATCACTTACTGATGAGCGGTTTTCATACCAGTGACTAATGAGTGCCAACATAGCCAGTTTGATATCACTACTGACAATAAGCCCGTCAGGATCTGTTTCGGGCACCTCAGCCTCATAAATATTCCGGTTTAAGTAGCTGGTAACTCTCTTTTCTGCTGCGTCAGCATAAAGTTTAAGTAACTCATCTTCATGGGTAAATTCCGGATCAATTCGACACTGAGCTTTTATCTGATCAATTTCCAATATCATGATTAGCTCCCAGAGGTCTTATTTTTTGCTTTTCTTGTCCGCCGGCTGCTCTGGCTGCTCTGGCTGCTCTGGCTGCTCATCAGCTTTTTGCTCCGGCAGTTGAAGGTCAACTAATTCCAGAATATTTAACTGTGAAGAAATGACCAGAACGCGGGCGGGCAACTCTTCATATTCACCCGCAGGTATGGTTTCAACGTGGCAACCATCAGGGGACCAATCAAGGTTTTTAGTCAGTTTGTGCATGGACACCTCAAAAGAAAGGGGCCATCAGGCCCCATTGGATTAATTGGCAATGTTATGCAGCAGCGCCGATTTTAAGCAGCTTGATAGCCTGAGAATCAGCCAGCATCCCACCAGTACGCTTAGTGGTATAGAAACCAACAAACGGTTTGTTAGTGTAAGGATCGCGAAGAATGCGGGTGCCGATACGGTCAACAATGGTGTAACCGCGTTTGAAGTTACCGAATGCAATCGCTTTGGCATCTGCAGCGATATCCGGCATTTGCTCATTTTCAGCAATACCATAACCAGCCAACATAGACGGCTGATCAAGCTCTAAGCCTGGACGCCATAGGTAATCACCACGCTCATCTTTCAAAATGCGGATTTTGAACAATGAGTTGTTATTCATCATAAACTTAGCACCTTTACGGTGAACTTTACGTAAGGTGTAAATCATTTGAATAATACTATCAGCCGTAACCCCAGATACCGCACCAGAAAGAAGATGCTGTAGTTTGCCAAATGCCCGCACGCTATCCTTTTCATCAGTAGATGCATAAGCGAGAAAACCTTTAGGTTTCAGCACGCCACTACCATTTGTGAATGCAATTTCTTCCTGTTCGGAGAATTCCATGCTCAAAGAGTCATTAATCCACGTTTCCACATTAAAGAAAGCATCATCCAACATGGTTTGAGTCGCTTGCGGGTTACCGTAGATCTCGCCCATAAATGGAATGATTTGCTCTAAACGCGGTGTGCCGGTGGCTGGGCGCTCAGCTTGCTCGCCAACCCAGCCAGAACCTGCACCGTGCAAATTCACTAGTTTCTTATAGTCACTGGTACCCACGGTAATTACAGTAGATTCCTGACGCATGATCACTTCATCTTTCAGGATATCCAGCAAGGTACGATCCAGCTCTTCAGGTACGGCATAACCACCATCAGCATCAGTACCGGTATTTAGCGCTTTCTGCTCCAGTTCACGCAGTCCATCTTCTTTACCCTTGCGAACAAACTGCATAAAAGCAGATTTGTGCTCAGTGGCTGTTTTGGTGTTGGTACCACCACCTGGGCGTTTCAGTGACTTAATTTCTTCTTCCAGGCTGGTTTTTAAATTATCCAGTTCGGTCAGTTTGCCGTTAAGCGTCTCCACTTCCCCAGCCAACTTTCCTTTTTCATGCTCAACCGCATCAAGGCGTTTATCGTTTTTCTCTTTAAACTCAGAGAATTTCTGATTAAGTTCCTGCGCGACCTGCTCTACATCTTTGATTTCAACAGCCATGGGTAACTCTCCAAATTAAAATTTAATAGATTTCAGTGCATTAAGCGCGTCATTAATCTCATCTGCTTCTCGCAGAGAGATTGCGCCATATCCTTCAGCCATAAATGCTTTGGCCTGAGTGCGAGAAAGCCCAACGTCGCGCAGGACTCTTTCAATACTTTTAGGGGATGGGGTTTCGCCACGGGCAAAAGCAGATTTCACATCACTAACCCGCGCCTCATCGTTAGACGGAAATGTCACTGGGCTGACTTCCCACAGATCAATTTCCTTCAGTAAAAACGCTTCTTTAGCACGGTCATACTCCCAATCCTTGAGCATGTACCCAATAGAAAGGCCGGTTAAAGAACCGGCCTTCATGTGTGCGTGAGCGCGTTTGGCGAGTGGATCATCGTCAATTAACAATCGTCCCTTGACGAATAGCCCAACATCATCCTCTTTCATTTCAGTATAAATACCGATCGGCTCATCCATGCGGTGTTGCCATAACATGGCAGGCAAGGCATTTTTATCCCGCCATGCATTCAATGATTTGATGAAAGCACCTGGCACAACAATATCGTCATAGCTGTCTTTCACGCCAAATACGGAGCCATAGCCCTCAAACTCTCCCGAGTCACTGACTGATTTCAGCTTTAGCGGGAAATCCATGCGTTGCTTAGTCAGCATGCTTTTGTTCCTCAGTAGGTTTGGTTTTGCTTTCTTGCGGTTTGGTGGTCATATTCATCGGCGTGAGGTAGATGTCACCGCCCGGACGAGGGTTTCTATCTTCCAGTTCGAGGCAGTCATTTGGGGAGAAAATGCCCCAGTTAATTCCTGTCGCATAAGACTCAAAACGAGACTTCATATCTCCCCGTAATAACGCCCCAGCATTGAATTTGGCGTAAAATTCACCCTGCTTTGATTCGCGCACCAGACCGATATTGATACGTTGCTCAATCCGGGTGAGGTAAGGCACCAAAGAATAATTAATAAAACCAATACCGAGATTCTCAATATTACTGAATGTTGCATGATCGGTGTTTTGCACCAGATGCATGGGAACCCGAAACAGGCGACATATCTCTTCAAGTTGAAATTTACGGGTTTCAAGGAACTGGCTATCTTCAGCGTTCATTCCCATCGCTTTCCAGTCGAGGCCCATCTCAAGGATCATTGGCTTATGGGCATTTTCCAGCCCAGAGTGCCTACCCTCAAAATCGCCCTTAAGCCGCGCATACGCCGCATCACTCAAAGCCTGTTCAGTCCGTAGAACACCTGATGTCACTGCGCCATTTTTGAATAACCGCGAGCCGTGTTCTTCAGTGGCCAATCCCAACGATATCGCTTCGCGAGCATAAGCTATGGGGTTTAATCCATTAAGCCCATCAAGTGTGAGAATACGAACATGCCAAATATCATCTTGCGATAGAACGTCTGTGGTGCCATCTGGAAAGGTGACTCGGTATACCGGTTCCCACTGGCTATTCAGCTTAGGTTCAACGCTGCCAGGATCGAGTGGCAATAACTCCACCACCTCACCTAACGCTTTGACTTTATAGGCGTAGAAGTTGCCGCGAAGACATAAGCAAACAATCAGTAGTTCCCAGAACTCCTGCGGGGTCATGTATCCATTAGGCTTGAGAGATAAGAGTTTTGAGAGCCGCTCTTTTGGGACTTTTTCCCGCCGACCATTCGCTGATTTATAAAGGTTGCAAGGCAACATACCGACTGACTCAGCCAGAACACGAATACAACCAAACACCGCAGTAAGGCGCATCGCCTTTTGGCTGCTAACTCTCAAACCGGTGTAGGTGTCGTAAGTCATGCCCACTATCTCGGCTAATTCAGCGGGAGTGGTCACGCGGGCAGTATCCGGTGCGGACTTAAACATATTTGGAAAAAACATTAAGCCCCTCCGTCATTGTCATTGGGTTTTTGAGCTACCGATCTGGAAACCAGATAAGACCATGCGAGGCATAAACCACCAGCAACCGAAAAACCCATAGCAGGGAGAATCAACCACGCACCATAGGACAGCAGTGCAGCACCGATAAGCCCCACGATTAAGGACAAAATTGTCAGGAATTGGATCATAGAGTTGCCTTTAAAGAGAGCGTATTCCGTGAGAAAGAATGTGGTCAGAAAGACTCTCCCCCTGCTCGCCACCATTCACTAATAGACGACTCATCGCGGTGAATAAAGCTGAAGGGCCATCAATTTTGTTTTCTGGGGTAGATTTATTCGGGAAGATATTCTCGTTTTTATCGGGTTTAACAGTGACGTTTGACATCATCCACGTCATTACCGGATTGTTGTCATGATGAAAACGCTTGGCGTAAACTTTGGCTTCAACCTCCTTCATTGCTTCGGAGAGGTTTTTAACTGTTTGGGGCACCTCAACAACAGGCACAGCATCAGAAACAAATGCCAACGCAAACTGAGTTGCACTCCAGGGGTCATAGGCCAATTCGTTAAGAGAATCCCCCGACATCCACTGAGTGGTTTCCTCTTTAATCAAAGCATGATCAACAACTTCACCATCAGTAAACTCAAGATATCCAGCCTTTTCCCATTTTCGGTAAAGCTCTGCTTGCTGCCGTGAACAGGCTTCGAGCCTGCCTTCCGGTATCCAAAATCGGGGCTTGAGATAAACATCACCATTGGGTGCCAGCCAGAGCTTTATGACCGCCGATATATCAATTTTGTTAGATAAATCAACCCCGATCCACATCGGCCAAGATGCAGTTAATGACGAGTCCCACTTGCCTCCGCAAGCCCCCCAGCGCGTCATATCCATCCATGAATGCTCGCCTTGCACCCAGATATTCAGATGTTTAGTGAAAAAGTTGATTCTGGCAGCCACTTGCTCTTTGGCTTTTTTAGCCAATCGGCGCATATCATCCCAGCGTTTACATATCCCTAATCCGGGGTTTGCTTTCGGCCAATTAGTTTCATCGAATGGATCATCACCCTCATCAAGGGTAAATATCAGCGCAAAATAGGTATCGTCTTTAACTGACATTTCGTCTGGATTATCAAAATTACGCAATATCTTAATTGCATAATCGCGCTGCTCGTAACAAATACCCTCTTTATTAAACCCCGCAGTGGTGATCGCGAATATTAAAGACTGAAGACGGGCACCCGTCGCGGTTTCCAATACATCCCATACATCACGTGTTTTATGGGCATGCAGTTCATCAACAATGCCGCCATGAATATTCTTACCATCAAGACTATCGGCATCACTGGCTAATGGCTCAAACTTAGAGCCACTGCGCTCTTGATGAATATTGAGTTTATTAGTCCCAAACAAGCGACCCAAGGTAGCAGGAGCCAACTTAATCATCTGTTTGGCATCATCGAAAACAATTCGAGCCTGATCGCGAGTAGTTGCAGCAGAGTAAACCTCAGCGCCCCCCTCACCATCAGCGCCAGCAAGATAAAGGCCAATACCTGATGAGAGTGTTGATTTAGCATTTTTCCGCGCAACTTCGTCATAAGCAGTACGAAAACGTCTAACCATTACCGCATCACCATCATCGTCAAATACTTGTTCGCCGGTTATTTCATCAATAAGCGGTATAACAAAACCGAAGATGTTGATAAGAATAAATATATGCCAATCCATCAACGTAATAGGCTTGCCCGTAAGGTGTCCCTTTACATGAGGAATAAAGTTATAAAAGTCGAGGACGTGCTGAGCGCGATCTTCATTGAAATAGATGCCGCGCTCTGGCCCATGCTCTAAATCATGAAGAAATCTCCGGCACGACAAGCGTACCAGTTCGCCAGCAACAATCTCTCCGGCCACTACACGCTCGGCGTAGCGGATACCATCTGAAACGGTTGCCATTCATCATTTGCGCTTTTTAAGAAAATCATCCAGTGGATCAGCCTCTGCCGGGCCTTTAGCTCCGACTTTAGAACGGCTGGCGGGGGTCATTCCAAACTCAGACAACATAGCCCGAACACGCTTCCATGCATCGGACTTCATTACTGAGGCGGGGTGCATTTTAATCATGCGGATTGACCGCTCTTTCCCCTCGTCTTTATCCTCCTCGTCATATACTGCAAAGGTGTACCCTTCACGTTCCAATGTGTCGCAGTGATGCCGATATTCGGTGTAAGCTTCAATCAATAACTCAAGCGCTTTACCATCAAGGGTGGTCATCACCCCGACTTTATCTAGCTCGTCGCCAATCCGCTTAAACCAATATTTCCCCTGCTTATCAAAATGCTTCGGTATTGGGGGTACCCCTGAAGGGGGTTTGGGTTCACTTTTATTTATTGCCCGTTTTGATGGGTTCCCCTTCACTAAAACCAGATGTGTCGGGGTTTTCGGTGGTCCAGACATAATCGAAAACTCCTATTAATCGTTACTTGGGGTACCCCAAAAAAAAGATTTCTAACCTGCGGCGGCGTGGATATTCTTGGGCTGGCGGTACGGTAGGGCAAGGGCTGTAGAGATTTTACCCGCCCCTCCCCTTGGTGCTATTTATCGCTATCTGATCCGCTCAACTGCGGTCTTTTTGCGGTGGTGATGCCAACACAGCAGTTCAAGGTTAGATGGTTCATCTGTGCCGCCATGAGCCTTGGGAATGATGTGGTCAACCGTGGTACCTGACACGACCAGACCTTCACGCAAGCACTGTTGGCACAACCCTTTGTCTCTAGCCTTTATCAGTGGCTTCAACTTATCCCAGTTAGCACCATAGCCACGCTCATGCCTGGTCTTACCCTGCTGGTGGTTCTCCCATCCTGTATTCTGATGCTCAGGACAATAACCAGAACTGTGAATAGTAGTATTGCGGCACCCATGCTTACGGCAGGCGCGCGGTATTCTGGGTGGCATGGAGTTACTCCAATAGAAAAGCCACCAGCTTATTGGGCTAGTGGCTTAGATATAAAAACCATTAAAACTGGCTTTTTAGGCGGCAACGTTAGATCAGATTACCAATATGCTTTGCATTTACAGATAGTTTTGCTTCTGGGTTACCATTAACTGAACCAGTCAGGCGATAGCCACCACCTGCGTCATTAATTGCTAAGTTAATTGTGTACTCTTTTAGACCTGGCATGACATTTTGTGCTTGAGGATTATGCTGGAATACATGCAAATCCAATGTATTACCTTGTACCTTTCCTTGATACGTAAAACCAAAGTCTCCACCATTAGCAGCACCGTCTTTTACCACTACAGTGCCGCTACCAATATCATTCTGATTGCTGCTGAAAACAACAAAATAAATACCGTCCTTCATTTTGTATCCTTATATTGTAGTGGCCATATGGCGCATTTATTATACTCGTTAAAAATGAACTACGGTAAATAATTACTGTTTATCTTTACAGTCATCTACACTCAATTGGCCGTACATGCGTAAACATGAATCCCTTGTAAGGCATTTCAATATTGCAGACTATCCAAAGAACTAAATTGAAAATCCATTCAGGCACACCATTGGCCGCACAAATACTTGGCTGCTCCGTATGTATACCGTTGACATACACAGGACAAACATTAGCAAACAGTGCTTGATGCTCGTAATCTGATTTATTTACCCTTCCAAATATAAGAGCCATTTTACCTCACTGTTTTCTCCCAGCGTTCTGCCGCCAGCTAATAACCTCATCGAGCCGCCCCTTACAGATCCGCAGCTCACGTTTCAACGCCAGCGCATACAGCCCACTATCGCCCCAAGTGGTACCGACGAACTCCGGTACCTCGCATTGAATTAATGCTGATTCAGGGGGCTTTAGCTGGATTAATTCGGCTGACTTCTGCGGGGGACTATTCTTGCAAGATGCTAATGTTGCTATCAGGCATACGGCTATCAATGCACGAATCCCCAACCCCAGCAGCCTTAAAGCGCCTGAGGCGATCTTCACTTTCATTGCGTAACTTCCTCTCGTTCTCTAACTGCCGGTCTGTAGCTGCGCGGTTTGCAGCTTCATTAGCACTGTAAGCATCGATGATGTTACCCAGTGCAACGTTAGTGTTTCGCTCATCTCGCAGGTCTTTTTCTGTATTCTCGACCTTGTTTGAGAGGCGGTAACTGTTAAATAGCAGAACCGACACAATGACAACCAGTACAGCAATGAGTATTGCCGTTACCCGATTCATGCTGATATTTCGAAGTGAGGGCTATCTGTTTCGCCCTTCTCTTGAATACCGTTTCCGTTCCAATCTGCACCCCAGGTGATTTTCACACCCAGTTCACTGGCAGCTTGAAACATCGCCTTAGATACGGCCTTAAAAGAAGATAAGTTGTCCCAGCCCGTGACCGGCAATAAATCAACAGCATTGCCATCGATATGCTTGGATTTCATCGTCCAAGTGACAATCTTGCCTTCCGTTTTTCTTCCCTGGTCGTATAGCTGCTGTTGCCGCGCTACAGTGCGCACCCCTTCGATCACAATAAAATCAACAGTGGTAATCTCAAGAGCACGGCGCACTACCTTCACCAAATTAGCATTAACACCTTTGAGGTTATTATCACTGCGCTGGCTGAATCTGAAATTAGGCATTACTACCTCTCCTTACTTTGAACAACTGCACTACGTTGCCCTTAGCCCTCAACACAAGCAGGCAGAGCACGATGTTGATAAATAGCTCAGCGGGATCCGTAGTTCCCTCGTAAGCACCAATTGCAATACGGATCGCTACTGAACCGGTGGCAAACATCAGCCCCCAAGCTAGATATGCACCCCAGCGAACGTATTCGGTGCCATTTCGACGGAATGAGAACACGCGGATAAAAATAACTGCACAAACGACAGCATTGAGCAGCGTTTCTGGATCATGAGTTATCATCATCGCTGTCCCCTTTTTTCGTTGAATTTCGCTTATTGATCCGCATCAGTATGTAAACAGCGCAACCGGCTGCGAATAAAGCTCCAGCAGCATCAGCCCCCCGATCATATCCCCCAGGTAGGGCGGCAATAATCATGGATGCCGCAGGCTTATACATCGTTATCCCGGCGATAAAGCTGCCGATAGCTAGGATCATTCGGGAACGAATGCCATATTCTGAGGCGGATGCAACAAACAGGATTGCGCCGGCAAAGGCACCTAACACAACGTCAGCCGGTAACCCAGCGAAAAACGTCATGACTGCAATACCCGTTACTGCCCCGCCCGCCACCGCCGCCGTGGTAGTAGTCACAGGTTCTGCCATATTTGCTCCTTTGTTCGCTCAGCGAACGCCGGGCGGTATAAGTAAAAGGCCACGTATTAGCACGGCGGCCGACATTGATAAATTGAAGAATTTAGCCCACCAGCGCAGCCACTCATTAGCAGTAATGTGTGTGGAGTTGATTGGGTGACTGGCGGGCTAAAACTGAAAAGGCCACGCATTAGCGCAGCCAAAAATTTTCCCGCTTACTGGTACGGGGCGATCAACCGCAGTTATCGCAGAATTAAATTGTGGCCCTGATTTATTTCGCGCCGGGTTCATCTGGGACATGTAAATCCCCTTTGCGCTGCCGTTCTCTCTAGACGATCGTGGCAGTACGAATAAAAAGGCCCACCTAAGTGAGCCTTAAAATTATGCTGTGAAGCCGGTTACGGTTCCGGCGTCAACACCTACCAATGTGCTGACCGCATACCTTAAATGTACTTCTGTGGTGGTGGGGAATTCGCCGACGTCGTTTCACTGGTGTTCCACTTGTATCCCCACACATCGGTGCCTGCGTTCACCACATTCGGCTGAGCACCAACCACTGTTGCAGCAATGATCTGAATAGATTGGGATATGAACCCGTTATTCAGTGATGCCCAGTCGAATGTAGAAAAACCGCCACTTCTCGCAGTGGCCGCGCTCATGCCCTTGAGTTCGTAGTCAGGGGTATCTCATGAATCCCTCACCTCTAACCGGAAAACGATTGGCGATCGTTCTGGAGTACCGGAGCTTGTTTTAATCTAAGAACCTTGACCCATCACTACACAGGCTCGCCATTAGACGACTCAGGGCAGCATCATTACTGCTGCATTGCCTTTTGGCTGCGGTCTAACCGTTTAGCTACAGCATTTTTCAGCCCTCCATAAACGACAAAACCCCGCAGAAGCGAGGTTATAAATTAAATTAGTAGCAACATATCAAATATGCTTTAAATATGGCTTACTTTGTTCACTTTTGCAAGTATCATGTCGCTAAATGTTGCTATCTTCCTGATTTGTGATTTACAACGCAATTCAGAGAATCCGCATCCAATGCTTCAGCCAGCCTTAATAGCGATTCCCAATGCGGCGCATAGTGCATTGTCCAATTATTACGCTGAACTCCCACTAATCCTGCTAGCTCTGAATATGAATACTCTTTCCCATGTAACAAATGGCCCACACCGGCTGTTTGTTGCACTGCCAGCCATACGAGGCTTTCAACTCTCCGCCGTACTTTTGCTGTTACTGGTTTTTCTGCTAGTTGCGGCTGATACTCATTCCATATATAGCGACATATCTCAACCTGGTAATCAAATGTCAGATCGAAGGAATAGCAATAGCGAATCCATGCAGCCTGATGAGGCTTTAACTTGAATACCGCCCTACGCCATGCACTGGTGCAATACGTTAGCGGATCTATCGGGGTAACCTGGCTTTTACTCGAGCGGGTTTCTGTACAACGCACTGGCTCCGTTTCTTGGCAAACTCTGCGACCATCAACCTCAATACTCCTAATCCTCTGACGCTTAAACCGTGTAGTTCTGGCTAACGCCGCACCATCGAACGCCTCTAATTGTCCCTTGCTGCTTCCGCATATATCAGCAAGAGCGACAGACAATACACCTCGAACATACTGGAGATATTGTTGGTTCATTGTTCTACTCCACACATTAAGACCATCAGGCCATTGCCCCGACCGAGATAGACCGGTCCATAAAATGAAACCAAAGCTCAATTTGGCTTCCATGCTCCGCTTCCCACACACGCATATCAGCATGCAGTGCATCATGACAGGCACGGCATAGAGGAATGGTGAGTAGGTCGTGGGCCTTTGTACCCATACCACCCTGTCCGTGACCAATGATGTGATGGGGGTCGTCAGCAGAACCACCACAACCACAACATTGCTGGGATTTAACCCACTTGAGCCACTTGGCACTTTCCCACCGATACCGCTTAGGGATGCGCATAAAGCTAGCTGGTGGCTCATCATCAATTTTCAGTGCCAGCACCTTCTTAACCTGCTCAACTTTACTTTCAATGATTTGTGTCGGGTTTGGTGTCCAAGTGATATCACTCTCCCTCGTTGGCCCTGATTTCATTACTGCGGGCAGCATCCGCAAACTTGCTCGAGCAATTGAGTCGGGGAGCAGGTCGGAAACCTCATTAACGACAGCCCACCAACATAATTCCGGCATAGTGAGCTGGTGGCCCTCAGGAAGCCGAAAATAACTGCATATTGTCGATATTATCCAGGTGATTAGATTGCTGGTCGCCAGTTGGTTCAATCGGGGAAGTGTATGCTCTCTCAGCTTATTATCATGATGCCAACACAAACGAATCGACCGTTGGCCATAGCGCAATATCGTGAGATTTTGAACGTGGGAATCATCCGGATCATGCCATTGGCACTCTTTCAACTGCTTAACCCATGCTTCCAGTACTCGAGGCCCACCAGCAGCATTGATAACTCGTTCCTGTTCAAAGAATGGCAGCAAGCGCGGATCATTAGCCAGTTGCTGATCGGTTGTTGGTAACCGACCTGATGGAAGTGCTTTAAATTCCTCCGGTTCAGTAGCCACCAGCAAGCGTCCAGATAAATATGGCAGTAGTTCAGCACCTGGCTTCAATATCACAACACCAAGTTCCTGCTGAATAAATGGGGTTAACAATGCCCTCATGCGGCACCTTTCTTTGCAAGATACTCAATCCACAAACCACCAACCCAGCGGACGCCCTTTGGTGTAAATCTCGCTTGAGTGAAAGCATGGCTATTTATCTGATTGGTACCGGTTTTAACTTCAAACCGTCCAGCATCAATATGCTGTTGATGCGGTATCAACCCGCCGGATAACCGATACATAATGCGATTATCCATAAGAAAAAGCCTGAATTCCGGTTCTTTAGCACTCAACAACTTACAAACCTGACGGAATACCATTGAGCCAGTAGCATTAACGTAGCGATCGACAAACTCAATTTTTGGCGCGGCAATAGAAAGCTGATTCTCAAGCTGTTGCTTTTCCTCTGCCAAATTAGCCGCCAGGCGTAATGCCTCCGGTAAGGTTTGAGGGATCAGGTTCTGTTCCAGTTCTTGCCAGCGGTCAACCACTGCAGCAGTGAATTCAGGGGATAGTCGGGCAACTAATACCAAAGAATCCCGCTTATTGAACCGATACTCAAAATACTGGTTACCGTTGTGCTCAAAATCGAACTGCGCCAACGGCGCGGTTAAAATACCGCCTGCGCATAAACGTTCTGCGGAGCGCTTCACATCACCGTGTTTGCTGTTCACCAGCGCAGCGATTTCACGGCTGCTCATAGTCACAACAAAATTGGATAGTTTCATGCTGCCACCTCTTTACGTTCGATACACATTTCTGGAAGATTTACCCGGACAAGCGCTTCAGCGAAAGGTGGTGGTACTGCATTACCACAGCGGGCTACTTGTTTATCTTTCGCGTATTTAGTGCCAGTGTAATCGCGGTCGATGATGTACCAGCTCGGGAAGCCCTGTGCGGCGTAAAGCTCATGCGGTTGCAGCATACGCATGCCGATATCGACGATCTGATAATCAATACCCTCGACCGTGACCAACCCGAACCGGTCATTAGTCGTAACTGTGTGTAGGGGATCATTCAGGCTAACGCCCTCTTTCTCATTACCGTAATATTTCAGTAAAAAGGCGCGTACCTCCCCAAAATGATTCCCACCGGCCGTTACAGTTTGGAGCGGTTCTGTAACTTTTTGACCTGTATTTGTGCCGCGCATCTTAATGAGATTGGATGTGACCAAGGCATGATGATCAACCGTTGTTACTGTATGGGCTGGCTGTCCAAGATCAGCGCCAGGGTCGGTATAGTTGCCGCCGAAGTGTTTAGCTAAGAACGCAGAAACAAGCCGAGACTTACCACCGCCGCCCGCAGTAATAGTGCCGCTTGGCTCATCAACCGCATGCCCCACGCTATTGCCAAACTCACGAGCAATGATTGGAGCTGCTATTGCATAGCCGTGAGTTTTAGTAATCGTCTGCAATGGCTCATCCAGAGATTGACCTCGGAAACAATCGTATGAGGTTTTGGTGCTGGTGTGGTTGCACTTCACAATAAACGGCGTGGGGTTATCGATAACAAAGCGCTGAATGCCACGCGCAATACGTTTTAGTGTGTTTTCAGCCAGCGGTTTCTTGCGCTCGAAAATACTAGGGCATGGAATTGACCAGTCAATGCATTCGGCAGCAGTGCGCCACGGTTCGCGGTGTCCGCTTTGAACATCCAGTGACTTAGGATCGCCGTGAGTTGGCTCCGGCCACACCACCGGTTTCCCGTCACAGCGCATCACCATAAAGAACCGTTTACGAATAGTTGGCGCGCCATAGTCGCTGGCACGAAGCTCTCTATACTCTATGACATAGCCCAAACCAGACTGCAGTCGTTTAGCATCTATGCTATTGATATCAAAACCTAATACCTCACAACATTCCAATAGTGCTGGGTGTCCAGCATCAATACCGGTGGTCAGCATGCCAACGAATGCGGCGAATGTCTCACCGGCGCGAGCAGGATCAGGATGCTCGGTACCATCTTCAACAGTAATCAGCGGTCCCCACGTCTTAAACTCTTCGACATTTTCCAGCATGACTACTCGAGGTTTTTTCGCCAACGCCCAGCGCACGACAATCCACGCTAAACCACGGATCTCTTTTTTAACTGGTTTACTGCCCTTGGCTTTCGAAAAATGGCGGCAATCAGGGCTGAACCATGCCAGGCCAACAGGTCTGCCGGCGGTTGCTGCTACTGGGTCAATATCAAATACTGATTCACAGTAATGCAGTGTGTCAGGGTGGTTTGTCGTATGCATAGCAATGGCGTTTTCGTCATGATTGATGGCGATATCAACACTGCGCCCCGTTGCCATTTCGATCCCGGTAGAAGCACCACCGCCACCGGCAAAATTATCTACGATGATTTCTTTCATGCTGTTGCTCCCATAGCGGCGGTAAGTGTTGTGGCGGCGGCAATAATGGCATCAGACGGAATACCGTCTAATTTCATCCTGTTGATGTTGCCTAAGATTTTATGTTGCAGATCGGTAGGTAATTCAGCGGCACCAGGTACCTTGCCAAAATACAGATTTACCTCGACGGGCCAGACGGTGTTGCCGGTTTCCGGTACCGGAATAATTTCAGGAATATTTTGTTGCTGGCTTTGCGGTGCAAGACGCTCGGCCTCTCTGCGGATCTGCGCTAAGAATGCCGCGCCAGTAGTCATAAGCTGATCCAGCGAGACATAACTTGTTGCTGGCCCGCGCCACGTTTTATCAAATATCGCTATGGCGCCAGCGAAGAATGCACCGCTCGGTACCTGTTTATCATCTGCCGGAATAAACCAGCGTGGGAGGTCGAAACCAACGCGACCGCGAATAAACGCTATGTGGTCGGCTTGCTCTGGCCACCAGCTCTCTGATGTGGCGACTTTGATAAGAAACACATAACGGCCACCGGCTTCACGCATTGCCGCTGTGTGCTGCATGATGTGAGTCATACCGGTGATGTATTCACCCTCATGCTGTTTAGCGCGGGAGTACGGTGGGTTGCCGAACGCAGCACCTTTAAGCTCTTTCACCCGCTCAGCCCAGTTTTGGACCAGTGCATTATCTTCTGCCGTGTAGAAATCAGGGCATTTACTGTTTTCACCGTCTGTGAACAAATCCAGAACCAGCGGGCCAAACATCTGGTTAATGCCCCAAAACAACGCATCGGGAGTGCGCCACTGATCGCCAACCTGTTTTAAGAAATGCTCAGACATAGCTTTTAGTGCATTCAGAGATTGAACATATTCTGAGGTCTGTGGCGTTTCTTCTTCCAGTTCACCACTGGATTCACAAGAAAAAGCCTCGCAGGATTCAGTACATGAACCGGACTCATACCCGCCACCGCCACGGATGGTTGCCGCTATATCATCACGGCTATGTTCAGCAAACATCGCGATGATTGACTCGAGCGAATTATTACCACGGTACATGATTTTGTTTTCTTGCTGGCGGCGTTCTACAACGCGTACATCATCACTGGTGATCACTTCCAAGAATTTTGCCGTATGTTCTGGCTCATCTCGGGTAGCCAAAGCAATTTTGTTAACTCCTTTCTTCACACAAAGAACACAGTTACCGAGATGCTCAGGCAGATCCAGATCGAAAGGCTGCTCTTTCCACCAGTCCAATACATCTTGTTTTTCGAAGTCACTGATATCAGCAAGGTAGTGAACGCCATCATGCGGGGTTAACCATTTTTTCTCATCAGCACGAATGCCTATCCACTTTTCATACTCAGGAAAATGGTCTTTGCAATAGCGATCAAAAGGTTCGATTTTCATTGTGCGAGTGCAAAATGCGCCATGCACATAAGGTGTGCCATATTTTGCGCAGACATCCCGCCAAGGCTGTAGATCTGGACCGATATCATCAACGCTAATCACCTTGTAGCTGTTGGCCTTTCCCAGTTCAGGGTTAACATCCACGCGCAGGCAAATCAGGTCAATTTTCCAGTGGCTAACAATATTGCGGATAAAATCATAAGTTTTAGGATGCTCGGCACCAATATCCATAAAGATATAGCGCACATCTTCGCCAGCGGCCCTACGCTGCTCCATCAGGTGAACCAAATAAGCGGAGGTGCGACCGCCAGAGAAACTAACCACTTGAGTTGTCATGCTGCTTTCTCCCCACTCACGCGCTGGCTGCATTCTTTCCAGATGGCATTCCACTTACTCACGCCAAAACCATTCCCCATGCCGCGCAAACCAAGTTTACTAGCCTCGTTGCTGACCATGGTTTCAAGTGGGGTTGGGTTACGAACAGGTAAGCCTGAACCAATGAACCGCATGTAGGCTTTATCGCGCAGAGTGGTATCGCCAGTCAGTAATTCCCCGCTCGCCTTAACCCATTTGCCATCCTTGCGGACTGGGCGTCCGTGTGCATGCCAGCGGCTGGCACCTTCAAGGTAGCCAGGGAATTTAGTTGGCTGGAAAAGTGTTGTCGGGCGCAGGTATTCAGCCATATCCAGATCGGTGGCCCACTTAGCGTGGAGGTAATCAACCGTGAGTTTCAGCTCTGCAACAGTGAACTGCTCTTTCAGCCGGGCACGGATGTTCTCCAGCGATGATTTGCTGGTTTGGTACCGAGAACCGGTGGTCAAGTTCAAGTGTTTTAAAACATCTTTGGCCTGATCAGTAATTTCGACTTCAGGGTCGGTCGCCATCGGCGGCTGACAAGTAGGTTTTATACTTGATGGATCTGGTGTTGATTTTACTGACGGATCGCCCCCAGATTCTGGCGGGTCAAAAGTGCTATTATTGCCAGATTCTGACCCGTCGAATTTTGAGCCATCAGATTTTGACCCGTCAGCTTTTGAGGTGTCAGATTCTGACGCATGAGCAGCAGCCTTAAGTTTGGCAACATTCAACTGATAAACATTACTGGCGTTGCGATTGCCGGCGCGGCGGGCTTTCTTGCTTAACCAGCCATCAGTTTCCAATTCAGCCAGAGCAGTACGAACAGTGCTCTCACCTGCCCCAATCTGCCGGGCAATCGTCGTCACTGACGGCCAGCACACACCCTCATCATTAGAGAAATCAGCAAGACGGGCCATAATCGCCACCTTTGATATCTTCATACCAGCAGCCGCACAGCCGTCCCATACATAACTGGATAGCTTTACGCTCATACATCCACCTTGGAAAACTCAACCCTGAACCGTCTTATAGGCTTTGATAACTCGCCATGCTCATAACCATCACGCAGGTAAATAACCTCGCCAGTCGTGCTGTCATAGCGAATAACGTGAACGCGAACGCCACGCTTATCTTTGTAATAACGATCAAGTAGTTGGATTGGGTTTGTAGTGGTTGAGCCGGGATTAGTCATACGTGGCCCCACTTACGGCGAACTGCACCCACAATTCCCCGCGCCCTGCTGTGGTTGCACGGTACCCACCGGCCCTTTATCATTCGTTCATACCGGAACGGACTGACACAAACGCAACGCAGTTGCGGAATAGAACGTTTAGCCGCTACAATGTTCATGCGTTAATTACTCCACACAATGTTTAGTTAATGCACCCGACGCCTCTGTGCCGCACACGGAGGCGTCACCCCATAACATCTCTGATACAACAATAATTTCTGCAATAATCGACTGTGCTCTATACCCCTTAGCTTTCAGCCTCTTGCTCTCATCCCGATCTAAAACACCGTCGGCTGTGAACTGATTATGTGCACGACCAAAATCACCCAGAGCTGATAGCAGCTCATTAAACTTGATAAGCAACTCCTCGTTACCTGTCTCATCAACCTGTGGCAATTTCACGAACACACCACCAGCACGTTTGCACATAGCTTCAGTAATGTCGGAACGGCCTGAGATTGATTCCATCTCTACAGCCATCCCAAATGGCACCACTTGCCCGGCTAACTGGCGAACGCGGTTACGTAGTGCATTCTCGGTACCGGACAAAGGACATAACTGTTTTGCCATCGCGTCATACTTGCCAGGCGTTTGAGTGATCAACTGGTGTATTGCGTCGCTGATGTCTGGCTGAGTTGGAAAGTCTTTGTTATCCACAATGTTTCTCTCTCTTTGGTGGTGATACCGATCAAATAAATTGGTTAAGCTGCATCTGTCTGCGGCATACCATCACGAGGATTTGGATAAATATCCGGGCGCAACTCATGAGGTGTTACTACCCACTTCCCCATTGCGCAGAGTTGGATTACCCGATCTGCGGGCACTTGGTCATTGATAATCCAATTAGCGACAGACTGAACAGATTTGAACTCAAAAGCCCGAGAGACACTGGACAATGAGCCAACAGCCCTAATTGCCCGATCAGTGATGTTTTTGCATTTACTGGACATTATGCCCTCCTATAGTTTCCACAAAAGGGATAATGCTACTTAAAGTAGCTAAAATCAACAACCAAAAATAGAAATGACTAATATTAGTAGCGGTTGTAATCTTCTACTCATGGTAGAAAATGAAACTAAATACGATGATTTTGCGGCACGTTTGAACTCACTGATGAGCAAGCATGAGATCAGCGTCAGTAGCCTGGCAAAGCTAAGTGGTGTCTCTTATGAGATGGCGCGGCGCTATACCTTGGGTACAGCAAAACCGCGAGATGAGAAGATGCTGAAAATTGCGGATCACTTGAACGTCTCTCCAGCGTTCCTAGACTACGGAACCATGACTGGGGGAGATACGGAAGCTGACTCGAAGGTTGTAAAATTAAGGCAACTTGAGGTTTTCGCCTCAGCGGGTCATGGCTATATCAACAACGACTTTCCAGCCGTGATAAGCTCCATCGAAATACCTGAAGATAAGATATATGAACTATTTGGGCGTAAGTCATTGGATGGAATACATTTAATGAACGTTGATGGTGATAGCATGATGCCAACACTTCACCCGCGCGATTTACTGTTTATTGATACAAAGATAGATCACTTCAATGGTGATGGTGTTTATGTGTTCAATTTTGAAGACTCAACATTCGTCAAGCGACTACAAAAAGTAAAAGGTAGACGATTATCAGTTCTTTCTGACAACGATAAATACCCGCCATTTTTCATTGAAGCCAATGAAATGAATGAACTTTATTTTTTCGGTAAACTTATAAAGCATTTACCTCTCAAATTTAACGACTTCTCTTAAAATTGCCCATTCTCAAATAAAAACCGGCTTATGCCGGTTTTTTTATGCCTAAAAATCAGATAGTAAGCATATCTTCATTGATAATTTATAATATTTCTACTTTTTGTAGTTGATTTTAACTACTTTAAGTAGCATTATTTAATCCATCAACAGTGAGCAAGCCAGTTTCAAGGAATAAAATGAAAGTTCAGATTTTGAGTGAAGATGGCAGGGTTGTTTGGTCACATGACGCTACCGCTCCAATCGATAAGAGCGGCAATGCATGGCGCGGAGGCAACCACAATCTCATGGCTGCCGTAATGTTCTCTCTGAACCGTGCGTTAGAGCAGGCCCAAGAAATTCCAAGAGAGAAAAATTGGCAGTGGCCTTTTGATCTCAGTTCGACTTCGGAGAACTCATTTCAGCAAGCTGCTCGGAGAATCGCGTTCGAAGTTCCTCCGCAAGCTGAATGCGGACTTTGTAAGGAGCGTCGTCGATACCGCAGTAACAGCAATGATCAATCATGTGGAACACCGAAGAATAGAATTGTTTTTGTTGTTCTTCCGTGAGCACCGAAAATAGTGAGGTTGTGATTATTTTGTTAAGAGCATCCTTGAGCGTCGATTCATCAAAAGTCATTTAAATTTCCTTCTTGGTTGATTAAGTACCACCAAGATACCACGCGCCGGGCGTGGTTAAAAAATCCCGGCACTAATCAACAGCGAACAGGCAGGACGCCCACGTAGTAGCTGCCGGTGGCATACGAAACACCGGATGATTCGCTTAGTAGGGTTAACAGTGTGGAGTAATCAGGATGGGGACAGGTAAGGAATATGTTCTAACAGTGAATGGAGCTGTCTTGATGTTCTTTAACACTCAGAACGCAGTGGCAGCGGATTACCTGAACTTTATTGATGGGGTTACGAAGGCATTACTTAATGATTCTTGGCAGCTTGAAAAAGAAGCCAACTTGTCAGGGAAAACCATTAAGCATGCCAACTTTGAAACCTTTGGCTCGCTGGATGTTACAAATCCCAAAGATCCTCAATGAAGAAATTGACCCGAATAGTGCCAGCGCCACGTGCTTGATTGAGGAAATGCTGAACAACATCATCAGATACGTGGGTGTTCCATTCGTCAAATTTATGATGTGGAAAATATGTTTCAAAGACGTCTTTAACTGCGGCTTCGCCAGTAGAAATATCAGGGATCATCCCACACCGGGAAAGGCATTTAGCAATAAGCATTGATTTCAGCATTACTCAATTTTCTCTTTAGTTGTAGGGACTAAGAGAATACCACCGCCGCCTGAGGTGGAGAAGTAACCAGGCACACAATCGCATGAGCATTACACCGGATATATGGACAGCAGCTGTGTTACCACCGCTGGCGGCAAGGTAGTTAGGTCGCAGAGCCTGCGTAACGGCCCACGCGTCGTAAGGTGGTCAAATGTAGTGCTCAGCCGATTGTGGTTTGCCAAAGAGCTGGCCTGTGCAATTGCAGCAGCCGGAGATAAGCGCCGGAAATCACAACCTTGTTCCATTGCTGTGTTTTTAGCGGCTGCGCCAGTTCTCAATCAACCAACACCAGGGGGAGTGAGGATAATGTTCTGACAGGCCAGCCGCTCTTTTTACACACAGAGAAGTGCTCCGGGCGGGTTATCCCTTTAAACCCGTACAGTATAAAGCCCCCGGATCGGAGTACTTCTCTGTGTGTGGAGTAAACAACGCAGTGCAAACTGCATTACTGAGGATCACCCCAATGAGTGAAGAAAGAAAAACCGTGGTACCGGAATTTCTTGGTGAACTGGATGCCGGTATTTTCGAAAATAAAATATCTGCTGCTTTAAATGCTGCCGCGCTTGGCGTTCTGAATAATGGCGGTAAAGGAAAGGTAACCATTGAGTTTGATTTATCTCGTATGAGTAATTCAATGGAAGAAAAGCGCGTTATGATCTCCCATAAGCTTAAATTCACCACCCCAACGCCGCGCGGTAAATCATCCGAAGAAGATACAACCGAAACGCCTATGTATGTTGGCAAAGGCGGTAAGCTGGCAATTATGCAGGAAGATCAGGGCCAGTTATTCACAATTAAGGGCGAGACTGACGGAAAACTAAAGACCGTTAATTAATTTATTCGCCATCACCAACTTATATTTATTAAGGACTTTATATGTCTCAACAATTAGATTCGTCAGCCATCACCGAAGTTCGCGATATGGTTTTAACTTCAATAATTGAAAAACAATTAAATAGAATGGCTTGCGATACAATTGCTTTGCCTGTTGGTGTTTCTGTAAAAAGCCTTGAGCAATTCCAATTTGAGCGTTACCGCTTCCGTGGCGCGATGGAAACCAGCAACATCGATGAGTTTGTAAAATATTCATCTGGCTATGCTGGTGACGGTGTTCGCTGCTTTATTGATGCCGATGAAATGCGCGCACAAACTATCTTCAACATTGGCACTCTGCTAAATCCAGGGCATGCCGATAACACCGCCAGCTTATCACTCAAGAAAACAGCACCATTCCGCGAACTGCTTAATATTGATGGTCGCAAGCAGGCTCAGAAAGAACTTGCGGAATGGCTGGAAGATTACCGTGAATTCTTGCTGGCCTTTGATGCTGATGGTGTGGTGCTGGATATAAAGAAAGCCGTTGGTGCAGTACGCCGCATTACCATCGAACAAACCAGCTCTGCTGATCATGAAGACCAAGACTTCAGCGCTAAACGATCTGTAATGGAAAGTGTTGAAGCCAAAAGCAAAGATGTTATGCCAGCGGCATTTGAATTTAAATGTGTTCCCTATGAGGGATTAGGCGAACGTCGATTTAAATTGCGCTATAGCATTCTCACCGGCGGCAATGTTCCCGTTTTAGTATTGCGCATTGTTCAACTGGAAGCGGAAGAAGAAAAGATTGCCGTAGAATTTTTGGAGCTACTTACCGATAAATTTAAAGATGTCGAAGTTGAAACCTTTATCGGTAAATTTAAAGCGTAATTAATTAAACCTTAACTTATTAGTATCACTTCAAATATCCCAGCAATGGGGTATTTGGCGGGGTATTACCTAAAAACCGTGTGGAGTATATTTATGACTTGTATTACTACTTATTCAGGGCTGAATTTCGATTATTTGAAACCAGTAGCCAGCAGTATTTGCGATAAAGATATTATTCAGGGCTTATCCAATGACTGCCGTTTCGCTGGGCAATTACCCGTATTCTATTCTGTGGCTCAACACTGCTGGTTAATGAGCCAGATTGTGCCTGAAGAGTTCGCTCTTGAAGCTCTGCTGCATGATGCAAGCGAAGCGTATTGCAGAGATATCCCCTCCCCCCTTAAACGTCTGCTGCCCGATTACAAAGTTATTGAGCATCGGATTGATATGGCTATCCGTGAAAAATTTGGGCTTCCTGCCGAAATGTCCTCAGTCGTTCATTACTGCGATCTGATTATGCTAGCAACCGAACGCCAAGAACTGGATATCGATGACGGTAAGGAATGGCCGATGCTTGAAGGTATCCCCCTGGCTGACATTGCAATAGTACCAATGACGCCAAACCAGATCCGTGTCGTATTCGCGGCACGACTCAATGAGCTGACTGCGGCCAATCAATCATGATGTACGGCCTGTTTTTACTCGTCTGCTACACATTCCAGCCGTGCCAGTACGAGCCGCAAGGCTACGTATACCCAGATGATAAGAACTGTGTAGCCGACATTCAGCAGCAAGGTCTACCACCTGAATATGAATGCCTGCCAGTTGATGGCGTTCTCTATGCGAGGAAACAGTGATGAAACTAGATAACGACATCTTCAAATGCGATTGCGGCTTTACGTGGAAGCGTGGTTTTAGTGGTGCTCATTTTTGCGAACCACGGTACAGGGAAACTATTGCCAGCCTCAAAACTGATCTTGATGCGGCACTCAATACTTGTTCACTGATTGCTGAGGCTTTGGGTATTACCGGCGCGGTGGCAGGTGACGCTATTGCCAGGGTGCAGCAACTGGTTGGCGAGAATGCAGCTCTGTGGAACGAAAACTCAGTACCTGAAGTTAAATTGGGCCATCAAATGCAATGTTGGGCCATCGTCAGGCGTACCAGCACCTTTAACGGTAAAACCACGGTTAGGGTTGCCATGCTTCGCTATCTCAATATGCCTTGCGCCGGAGGGGATGATGAGCCTGAGTGGGCGCTACAAGACGACAACGGCGATTATTACAATGCCGTTGGTTGGCATTCATATCACGGCCATCCTGAATATAGTGATTATTATCAGGAAATTGAGCAAGAAGAGGAGGTTTTGGCCTGGCAACCATTAGTTTATCCAGATCTGCCTGAAAAGTTCGCCGCCAGCCTGAGGGGTGAATGATATGGCTAAAATCACTAAAAAGCAGCGTGCACAGCTACGTGAGATGTTTGGCGGCAAGTGTGCGTATTGTGGCTGTGAGCTGCCAGAACGAGGTTGGCATGCAGACCATATCGAGCCAGTAATTCGCAAACTCGAAAGCGTTCGTTTGCCGCCCGGATCTGGTTTCACTCACAAGCTAGTCACAACTGGCGAAATGCACAGGCCTGAGTTGGATTCAATCGAGAACCTTTATCCATCTTGTGCACCATGCAACATTTTTAAAGCCTCTATGTCACTGGAGAGTTTCCGCTCTGAGATTTCGGAACAAATGGGCCGGCTCAAAGGTAAATCAGTGAATTACCGGACAGCCTTTAGATTTGGACAGGTTATTGAAACCCCTTCCCCTGTCATTTTTTGGTTCGAAAAATTTAATTGCGGTGGTGAACAAAGTGTCTGACAAATTCAGCAAACAACAGCGCCTTGATCATGCCAATCAGTTGATCCGTATTATTGCCGCCCATGGTCGCCGGTTCTTCTTTGATACAAGAACGGAGAGAGTTGCTCATCTCGAATTGAACAACACCGGTAGAGTTTTTCTGATCGATGAATATACCGGTAAGCGAATTTATACCCACTTCGAAAACCGACACTGGAAAGGATTTAACCACGGCGGTACTTTGCGGTCGCTGGTCATAATGATGCGGAACTACATCTGTAAAGGTGAGCGCATTGATGCTTACTACTTGGGACCGGAAAACAGCAGTCTACGGAAAGGGAATATTTGGGGCTATCCAGAAGAGGCGATCGAGGCTGTTCGTAATGAAGCTGGTTTGTTACCAATCATCGGGCAGGAGGCATGATGGATATCAACTTAGAGGATGCTCTCGACTTTGATTTGTTCGAAGGGGATATAGGTGACGGTACTGAGCGCTGTCTTAGCGACAAAATAGTTAAATGCCGCAAGCCCCATTCTTGCCATGTTTGCGGAAGCAAAATTGAACCAGGACAAATAGCCAGATCGTCAACGTGGGTGTTTGATGGTGAATTGCACTCTTACTACAACTGTGAAACTTGCGTTCACGCAATGGTGAAAAGCGTTAATTCCGATTACGACGATGAAGATCCTATCCATGCTCGTTATGAGGTTGGTGAAGTGTCCAGAGCAAAACGGGAGGCATGATGGATAAGCATACTATCGCACATTTGAAAACAGTAATGGACAAAGAACAACTGATCGACTTCCTAGCGGATCAGTTGGAAAAGGCAGAGTTGGAACTAATTAAACCGTTGCCAATCGGTGAGCTTGTTCAGCGGTTAGAGGGCCAAACTTATGAAAAATGGTTCAGTGAGTCAGATGTAAAAGACTTACGCGAACGCGCAGAGGCAGCAGAAGCAGCGTTATCAGCGGCAAACGAGAAGCTGAGTAAGCCGGTTGAATTCCCTGATTGTGATATCGGCGCAGTTTCACACATGGCTCACTGGTACTCAGAAAAGCAATGTGAAGCATGGGTAGCTGGCGTTGAATTCAGTAAAAAACAGATTATCAAAGCCGGTTTTACGGTCGAGGGGGAGTGAGATGAGTATCTCTGAGCCGAAAATAGGAAACCTGGTGACTTTAATATCTGGCGGCCCAGCAATGACGATAAAAAATATAGGCTACACAAAACAAGGTAGCTGTGAATTAACCTGCGTCTGGTTCACAAAAGACGAGCAATTAAATGAGGGTGTATTCAGATCTGAAATAACCGAAAGATTAGAACGTCAAAGCAATCCGGTAGAGGGGAATGCAGATGCCGAGTAAGCCAGTAGTAAGAACTACGACCAATGCGAGGGTTTCACTCACTATTGAGCTTAGCAACCTTGGCTCATGGGGACCTGATTGCCAGATTGATCAGGTTTATCGCCAGGCTGTTGTAGCAGCCGAAGGCAAGCTTAATAAACTCTTTTCTGGTGATAGGGATGTCAGGGTGATCGGTCTTGTGCAGGTGCAAGCAATTACCACTGATGTGGAACGTAAAAAATAAACAAATTTAATGAATAATAATATACATATTAATCATAACAATAAGTAATTAATCATATAGATAACACCGGTACCATAAACAAATTAATTGAACATAAAATAAGGAAAGCAAATGAATAATTTAATGGTCGATCTGGAAACTATGAGCAATAAACCAGATGCGCCTATCGTCGCTATCGGTGCCGTATTCTTTGAACCAGCGACAGGTGAGATTGGCCCGTCGTTCTATACCGCAGTAAGCCTTGAAAGTGAAGTTGCTCTCGGTGCGGTACCGGATGCCAGTACCATTCTGTGGTGGTTAGCTCAAGGCAGTGAGGCCAGATCTGCAATTACCGATAATCCGACGCCTATCGATGTTGCACTTCGTGGGTTAAATGATTTTTCGGCAGAGGTGTCGGGTAACTCCAGCCGGATCTTCGTATGGGGCAATGGTGCTGCATTCGATAACGTTATTCTTCGTGCGGCCTATGAGCGCTGCCAGTTACAACCATGCTGGAGCTGGTTTAACGATCTGGACGTGAGAACAATGGTGCAACTGGGGCGGGCTATCGGCTTCGATCCCAAGCGAGACATGCCATTTGATGGCGAACGGCATAATGCCTTGGCTGATGCTATTCACCAGGCTAAATACGTATCTGCTATTTATCAGCGTTTGATTCCAGCCACCAGCAACGATATTGAATAAATTTATCACGGCCTGTGTGCGGCGGGCCTTTAAATAAACAGTGTGGAGAATGACCATGGCGAGAACACAGACTTTAACAGTGTGGGCAAAAGAGGAATTTGATGAACCAGTTCCTAGCTATCCTACTCTAATAAAATATGCCAAAAGCGGCATGATCTCGCCTCCTCCAATGAAGGCGGGTAAATGCTGGCGGGTCGATAAAAATGCAAGGTTCATCGGGATGGCAATTAAGCCAATGGTTAAACAAAACGATGATCCGCGCCTGAAAAGGATAATGGAAGATGGGCAGACCACGTAAGTACAATGTCGATGTACCAGGTCTATCATGCTATACGGACGCCAGAACCAAGAAGGTCTACTGGCGTTATAAGCATCCGGTGTCAGGTAAATTCCACGGATTGGGAGACAGTGAAGCTGAGGCGAAAGCTATAGCGGTAGAAGCTAACACCCGATTTGCTCAACAGCAAATGGGCCAACTAATGACGGCAAGAGATAAAATAAGCAGGGATCTAGGTAAAGGTTTATCTGTGTCAGCATGGCTTGATAGCTACTGGAAAATTCAGGAAGAACGCCAGCGCCTGGGTGAATTGAAATTATCGACAGTAAATCAGAAAAAGACGCCCGTTAAGGTTATGCGATCCATTATCGGTAATAAGCTGTTGCCAGAAATAACAGTGAGGGATATAGCGGATATTCTTGGTCCATATAAAGACCGGGGGCAGATCGTTATGGCTCAGGTGGTTCGTCGAGTAATTATTGATGTATTTAAAGAAGCGCAGCATGCTGGTGAAGTCCCTCCTGGCTATAATCCCGCACTGGCCACTAAGCAACCTAAATCAAAAGTGCAGCGGCAGCGGCTTAGCTTGGAAGAGTGGCAGGCTATATATAAAGAAGCCGGCACAATGCAGCCATACTTACAGAGGGCGATGCTTCTTGCGGTCGTTACTGGTCAGCGGCTAGGTGATATTGCAGGCATGAAATTTTCTGATATTTGGGATGACTATCTTCATGTAGTTCAGGGTAAAACAGGGGCGAGACTGGCAATTCCTTTATCGCTTCGCTGTAATTCACTGAATATCACCTTAAGAGAAGTTATATCTCAGTGTCGAGATCGGATAGTAAGCCCTTACTTATTGCACCACCACCATGCAGTGGCCACAGCTAAGCGCGGCGGAAATATACGAGATCAAACAATAACAATGAATTTCACTGCGGCGCGTGAAGCCAGCGGGATCAAATGGAAAGATGGTACCCCACCAACATTTCATGAACAGCGGTCACTTTCCGAACGATTATATCGCGAACAAGGAATCGATACGAAATCACTACTTGGTCATAAAAACCAAGCAATGACCGATAAATATAATGATGATCGCGGGAAAGAGTGGATCACAATTGCTGTTTAA